CAGCAACTGCTGTAAAATCTCCTGTCTTAACTGTTGTTGTCCAAGACGCCGAACCTGTTGCACCAAAGTTTAATGCTGTACCTTGGTTATTGATTGTTGCACCTGCAGCAATTGCAATTGTACCACCAGAAGGTAATGTGAACGTATCGCCACTATCTCCTAAAGCTACTCCTGTACCCGATCTTGGGCTAATTTTATTTACTTTTATTTCACTCATAATTTTTACCTATGCTGTAAATGTTCCTGGTCCTGTAAATACTCTAATTGTATCTGATCCGCAAGTACCTGTTGAATTTCCACCTGATACAGTTGGACTTGCATCTGCTGTTACGTGTCTAATAATTACTATTCCTGATCCACCTGTACCAGTTGCAGAACCACCTCCACCAGTATTAACAGTACCATTTCCAGGGTAAGAACTTCCACCTCCCGCACCACCATTACCTACAGGATATGCACCACCGCCACCTGAAAAATATCTTCCTGATGCCGGACCTGGTGTTCCAAAAGAAGGTGCTAAAGGACCTAAATCTGTAAATGGAGTACCCGGTCCACCGTCTTGACCACAACCTCTAGCAGCTGAACCACCTCCACCACCTCCTTTAGTTGGAGGAGTAAAAGGAGCGCCATTATTACCTTGTGGTGGACTAACAGGAGGTGTATTACCACTTCCACCAGAATCAGCAGAAGCACCTCCACCACCCGAACCTCCAGGTAAACCGTTTTTAGCACACGATGATGCACCTCCACCACCGCCGGCAGAAGTAATTGTAGAAAAAATTGAATTTGAACCTGGAGTTCCTTTAGTACTTGGAGAAGGAGACGGAGGTACACCTGGTCCACCACCACCACCTACTGTAATTGGAAAACTAGTTCCTGAAGCAACAGTAAAAGTTTTACCTGCAAGTGTTCTATAACCACCAGCTCCACCACCGCCACCTGAATTTAGTCCACCTCCTGCACCACCAGCTACTACTAAATATTGAACATTATATGTTTCTATTCCTCTAACGTTAGAAGTTGAATCCATAGTATTAATCCAACCTTGAGTTCCATCTACATAAACAAAAGTTACTGATTGACCTTCTGTATTTAAAACTGCGTCTGCATTAACAGAACCAATTTTTTCTGATCCGTTTGGTGAAACGGTTAAATTATTTGTTTGCCAAGTTGCTGCATAATCAGCTAAACTAACAATAGCTCCAGCAACACCTGCTGGTAAATTAACTGTAAAAGCACCACCTGTTGTATTACAAAAAAAACCATCTCCAGAAACTGCAGAAAAAGTTGCAGTTTTAGGGGTTGTATCCCAATCAACTGTCCCTGTTCTACCAAAACCTGTTTGTGTTGCACCACTTGCTAAAGCAACGGTACCACCACAACGACCTAATGTAATTGCAGAGCCATCTACAACAATAGGATTACTTGCTCCTGATCCGATTGTAGTAGTTGTTCCACATTTTTTGATGATGTTTGAATCATCTGAAACTTTATTTATATTATCTACTTTAATTTTACTTGTCATAATTATTGAAATTTGTACCTTATTACTACTATACCAGATCCACCACTTCCACCTGCTGCACCTACTCCAGCTCCACCACCGCCACCTCTATTTGTTGTTCCACTTCCACCTGCTGATGGATTTGTTGGTATTAATCTTCCTGTACCACCAGTTCCACAAGGACTTCCTGCACCGCCGCTTCCAGCTCCTGTTTGATTAGAACCACCACCGCCGCCAGCATAAGAAAGAGAAGAACCTGTTATAGATGAAGTGACACCAACACCTCCTGCTCCAGCTACATTAGGACTTTGACCTTGACCACCTACGCCTCCAGCGCCACCACCACCACCTCCGGCTCTTATTCCTGGTCCTAAAGAAGGAACTGCATCACCACCATTACTTCCTTGAGATGGACTTACTGGTGGAGTGTTTCCACTCCCCGCTGCTGCTGGTGGATTATTTCCTGATCCACCACCACCTGAACCTCCTGGATTCCCTGCTGTAGGATTACCTCCTGAATTTCCTGAACCTCCTGCAGCTGCCGTTAAACCTAACGCACTTGAAACATTTCCTGGGCTTTTATTAGTTGGTGTACTACCACAACATTGTGTTCCCGATCCTCCACCTCCTACTACAATTGGAAAAGCTGTTTCTGTAACTGTTATACCTGTAGTTACTAATGGGCTAGCTGTATATGGAGTAATAGGATTATTTCTTCCTTCTCTAAATCCTCCTGCTCCAGCGCCACTTGCCGATGATCCTGCTCCACCGCCAGCACCACCACCTCCACCTATAATTAAATAAGCAACTGCATTATTAGCACTGCACACTGCAGCAGTACTAACTGTAAATGTTCCTGGTCCAGTAAATGTATGAATTTTGCAATTTCCTGATTGTGTTATTGTTCCACCTGTTGCTACAATAAAAGATTCACCTACAACATTTTCAGTTGAATCAGCAGTTGTTACCCAACCTTGTGTAGAATCTACATACACTAAAGTTACTGATTGACCTTCTGTACTTAACTTAACGTCAATTGTACTACCACCAATTTTTTCAGAACCATTTGGTGAAACGGTTAAATTATTTGTTTGAAAAGTACCTGCATAATCTGCAAGTGATACAATCGCTCCAGCACTTCCTGCTGGTAAGTTAACTGTAAAAGCACCACCACTTGTATTACAAAAATAACCTTCACCACTTACTGCACTGAACGTTGCTGTCTTTGGAGTTGTTATCCAATCAACAGTTCCTGTTCTACCAAAACCTGTTTGAGAAGCACCTGAAGCTAACGCTACAGTTCCACCACATCTACCTAAAGTTACAGTAGTTGCATCTACAACAACAGTTTTACCTGCTCCACCACCTGCTGTAAGTGTTGATCCTGATTGTTCTGTTATTGCATCTACTTCTATTTTTGACATTATACTATTACTAAAGTCCCTGTTACTGTTATAGTACCAGGTATAGTAATAGGTCCCGCAAGAACACCATTCTCAACAGTTTGTGTACCATCCATAGTAGCTGCTTGGTTATTTATAAATTCATTTGGAGCCGTTCCGCCTCCGATGTATTGGATTCCATTTACTATTGCCGTCATAATTCCTCCTAAGTACTGATTTCGTCAATAAATGATGTAACAATATCTAAAGATGAAGCGGTATCGCTTTGAGCTTTAAGTACGTCACCATTTGCCAACACAATTTTTGCACCACCTTGAATTAGTTCGATTGCAGAGTTTGGTGGAACGCTAACAGTCTTTGCAATAAAGTGATCGTTTCCTCCGTTTACAATCTGACAACTAGCCAAAACAGTTGAAGCGCTAGTGTTACAGATTCTGATACCAATAACTGCATCAAAGTCTCCACCAGTTACTAAAGTGACTGGGGCTGTACCAACGTTTCTTTGTAAATTGTTTCTAAAATTTTGTGCCATATTTTTTTCCTATTTATAATGCAACCGCCATTGCTAATGCAAAGCCAGCTGATGCTGCTCCTACTGGTGTACCTGTTGAATCCAAGTAAACCGATTTACTTGCAGGCATTGTACAAAATACATCTAGTGTACTTGTACCACCTGGATTAAAATTAATCTTTGAGGTGTTACCCAAAGAATTACTTAAAACTGTATCTCTTGAAAGAGTATCTGGTGTTGCATCAGTTACTGTTCCAATACCTACTTCAAAATTTGCTGTACCTTGTTCAAAGATAGTGTAATAAGTTGTGTTTCCGGTAGCGATTCCTGAAACAAAAGTTATAAAACCAGTTAAAGCTCCGGCAAGATTTAATGTTCCCGTACCTTGTGTTGTACTAGTTTCTTTTACTCTATCATTTATTGCCAACGCCATAAATTTTCTCCTTAACTCATACTAATAATTGCATTAGACGCAGTACTAGGATCAGGGAACGTAACAGTAAAAGTACCGTTCGTTGCTGTCTTATTACCTAAAAAATCTAAAACCACTACTAATCTATCTGCTGTACCATTAACTGTATCTGTATTGTAAATCGCTGCAAAAGCTGCAGTGAAAGTTGCACTTGTGTAACTTACATTATCAAAGTCAACCGAAGCAACCGCTGTAGATGATACAACTCCAAGTCTTGTCAATGTTTTAACAACGTAGTTAGTTCCACCAGCTGTATTTACTTCACCATTTCCAGTTCCTAATAAAGCAACTGTTGATGATACAGAATAAGGGTTAGTTGTGTACAGAGAAAATTTAAAAGTATTTCCGCCTGAAGCTTTGAAATTGTGATTAGCTTCGAACAGAGCACCTCTAAAACTATTTGGTATTATATTTGCCATATTTTTTTATCTCCTTAATTACTCGATGGTGGTTTAACATTAAGTTGAGCGCGAACTTCACCATCTTGATATTCGTCTCTGCGTCTGATACCGATTTGTTCGATAGCGTACGATTCTAAAGCTTCTTTATATGCCAGCTGATAGTATTGTAACATATCTTGCGGACCTTTCAAGTATGCAAATGTATTTACCAGACAAGCGTACAAAAGTAAATCTTGATATTTATTTGATAGATAAGTCCCAGCTGTTGCTGGAGCTGGAGTAGATGTTGTATCTGTTATAGTCTCTGGTTCTCTATCATAGGATATTGTAATTTCGTAAGTTTTATCAGGAGTTGGGGCTACTACCCAAAATTCTTCATCCCAATTGGCATAATATTTAGGTATATCTACAGCTTGAGTATCTGGTGTAGAATAGTATTCTGCCATAAAACTTGTGTCTCTTTGTTCTAAATAAAATTGATTTCCAGCTTGGTCTTTAAATTGTACATATCTAATTGCTCTTAAATTATCAGGAATTGTTACATATCTATTTCCAATAATAGCGTTTGATGTTGCATAAAATACATTTTGATCTGTATCTATTTGTCTGTAAATAGAATTTTCTGCATTTTTAATTATAGTATCAAGAACAGAACTACTTAAAACACTAGAGCTAACCTCTGTGAAATTTCTAATATCATCTTGTAAATTTGTTAAAGTGTATGCCATTATCCGTTTACTACCTTAAGTGTTACTGGTCCTGCTGAACAGTTTGCTCCACCACCTTCTACATTACCTGTTGTTGCATTACTAGTACTAGTTATATAAAAATAATTTATTGGAGTTGTTAGTGGATCTGTTGTAGTTGCTCCTGTAACATTTCCTGAAGAATCTATTTGTCCTAAAGCAATTGTAAAACCAGTCGCACTATTTAAATCACTTACATTATCAAATGTAGGTATATTTGCAAAAGCTTGTAAGTTTCTAGCATCTCCTCCTCCCGATCCTGCAGAAGTTACTTGAGGGTTGCCTCTAAATCTTACAATATCTCCAGCTTTTCTTTGATGGTCATAAGAATAAACATTTACATAAGTTGTGCCAGAGTAAATTATACTTGTAAAAGGATTTGGATCTAATAAAATTAAACTTGCAACTGAAGCTGGTTGTGTTCTAGGATTAAATAAAGCTATTGGATCACTACCTACTGGTTTTGGACTAAGTTGTGGTTGCTTTGCTTCAAACTCTGAATAGTGAACTAAAGAACCGTTCCATTCTCTTACCATTTCATCATAAGGAAATCTCATTCCTGATCTATCAGAAATAGCATAAGCGTATTTACCTGAAGCGTATCCAGCCATTATACTCCATCTCCATAAAAAGTTTGTGGTGAAATAAAAGTAGATGTGCCTTGATTGTCTGCATCAAGTGCTCTTAATAATTCACTTTCATATCTTCTTTCTAATTCTTGACTTCTGTCTGGTGAATATTTTAAACTTAAATAATAAGCTAGGCCAGACATCATACAAGGATAGAATCTATTTACTACATCAGATGTATTATTATAGGCTCCAACATCTTGAATTTTAGATAAATAATAAAAACAAAGTTGAAAATTAGTTGGTGTGGTTGTACTTGATACACTTGAGCTTGGTGTAGCATATAAAAAAATACTAGGGTTTAATCTTCTTGCTACATAATATTGCGAAGGTGTACCTTTAGTTAATTTATTTGGTGTTTGTGAATATTGTGATCTACTGATTTGAGTTATAGCTACATCTTGTGGGTCAGTTGTAGTAGAATTATTTCTATAATAAGCTTCTAATACAGTACTAATGTCTTGTGGAAAATTAACTGAATCACTTGCAAAATTATATTCTGCTTGTCCCTCTACTAGGGGTACTTTAGCTAATTTTACTTTCCATAAATGAACGCCTCTATTACCCCATTCTTGAAACATTATATTTAAAGAACGTCTTGCAGATCTTAATTGATAACCTGTTCTAGTTCCAAGAACTCCAGTTCTCTCAAATGCTTCTTCAATAATTTCATCCATTTGAGGATTAAATTCTGTTGCTTCTGAAGTTGGTGCAATAGTCTGAGCAGTATTACCCATACCGCTATGATTAGTACAATAATAAAATAATAGTGGAGCGCCAGTAGTTCTAACTGGTGCAACATTAAAAGTTGTTTTTGCTCCGGCAGTTCCAGGTGTTCCAGTTGAAGTTACACCAGTAGTGTAAGCTGTTCCTGCAGGTGTTGCCCAAGCTCCATTATCAGTAGTAGAAAAAGCTATTTGGTGTGTATCATTTGAATTATCGGATTGATCAAATATGTAAGTATTACCCTCTTGTAAATAAAGGACAACATTGGCTTCTCCGTTAATATAATATTTATTACCGGTGCCATATTTGTTAGTCCCCGTTGCTACGGTTACTGTGTAAGTTATTGTAGCCACAATTTAATCCTACGTAAATGTTATAGTAACACCAGGTGTTGTAGTTAAATCTAAATAAACTCCATCGTCAAATAGAATTCCAGAACCTGGAACATAAAAATCTATTCCTTCAGTTCCAAATTTAAATGTAGCTATTGCAGTTCCAGCAGCTCCACCAGATTTAAAAATTATAGTAGAACTTGCTGCACCTTCTGCTTGGATGCCTGTTATTCTAGCTCTTTGTCCTAAAGGAACTATTTGTGCGTCTATTATAGAGTGTACTACCTGTTGATCACTTGAGTATGATGCCATTTGTTTCTCCTTAAATTTTGTGTGGGCCGAAGCCCACACTTAATTATTACTAGTTAGCCGCTTTATCTCGCAAATTATTTGCTTGAATATACGTAATTGTTACAGACGCTTGACCTGCAGTTGATGTTGTTCCTGCTGTTATAAGAGTAGCAGTTATTCGCGTATCTTCATTAACACGATCCATATTATCAAAAGCCGAAGTTTGTTGTGTGTGCTCT